CCCGGCGCAGCTTCTTTACTAAATCATCGCGCATGTGTTCTCCTTGAGTGCGCGGATTGCTCGGGCGCGTTCGTTCAGCATTGCGCGAACAGAGCGGATTTCCTGTGCGGTCATTTCACCGGCAATCAATAGAATGTCCTGCATGCGGAGGTCCAAGAGTTTCGCCGCTTCTTCCAGCACCGCATTACGCGCAGCCCGCAGCCGCTCGATCTCTGTGGCGGCAGCATCCAGTAGTTTGCCGTATGCAGTCAGTTCCTCCGACACCTCAGTTGACGCGGCGGACCAGCGCAGCTTCTCGATCAGGTCATCGCTCATGTGTACCTCCACACTATACTTCGGGGGCGACCGATTCGACTGAAGGGCCAGGGCGATTTTTCATCAACTGCCTCGCCCTCCTCTCAACGCGCGAGAGGGCGATTCTAAAACCAATAAGGGCTGATCTTGCGCGGAAAAACCAATCTCGATCTTCGTGCTGGCCTCCCGTAAAGCGAAGCGCCGTTTCAATCCTGATGATTGCGGCTTCGTAGTCGTCCATCATTTCCCAAAGCAAGCCGTGGTCTTCTATTGCCGCAACCTCCCCCTTCGTGGGGAATTTCGTCTCATCAAACGGAACATCCTCTTCGCCAAAAAGTTCATCTTTCGGTAGGGTTTTCAACACTAAAGTCGCCATGACGCACTCCTTATTGACAGACCACGTTAGGACCAACAGGCATACAGGTCACGCCATTGGAAAAGTAGGTATTGGGGCCGACAGGAACAGCCGTCTGTCCATTGCTGAACACCGTGGTTCCAGTGGGGAGGGTGGTGCCGGTGGTGCCGCCAGGATAGATCACCGTCTGTCCCGGCTTGGGCAACGGGTAAGTCTGTGCGCGGGCTTTACCTGACATAGAGGCCACGACGATAATAGCCAAGCCAGAAACACCAGCGATGACGATAGCGGTATTAAACAACCTTCTCATTTAATAAACTCCTTGCACCATTGAACCGGGTCCAAGTTTACAGAATCCCAATATTTCTGTCCATCCCCCTTATGCACAGCCTCATGGTGGGCGGCGCAAAGGGGTACTGTCATGTCGTCGCCTATCCGCTTGCCCATCGTCCGGGGGAAGGACTCCCGAATGTGGTGGGCGTGAGAGGGTCCGTCCAGCTTCCACGGCACCTCCTTCTGGCACACCAGACAGGGCAAGGCGCGTACACGGTCCAGATGTGCCTTGCTTCGCATAGGCCCCTTATTGGCCTTGGACCTGCTTCGCGTTTTGCCCAACATTCCAGTTCTCCGGCAAATAGGTCCGCTTCCACGCGGCCTGATCGACGCTCGACCGATAGCGGTAGGTATCCTGGTCGAACCACAATCCCACCTTTCCCTCGTAGTCGCCATTGCGCTGCTTCGCGACGTTCAGAACCACACCGGGCTTCTCATCCCGGAGTTTCTTGGCGGCCACTTGCTCGCCGCTGTTATTCAGCTTGGCAATCTCATCCTCATGCTTGCGGTCGCGCCAGATGGAGATGATGTTGAAGGCATTAGCGCCAATCTCCATGGCACCCTTGATGTCCTCGATACCCGGACTGCCACGATCCCGCTCGCCCTTCTTGCTGTGGGCTACGAGGTGGACATGAGCGGATGTCTCCATGGCCCAATCAACGATGCGGAAGATGACGGCCTCTTGGGTGTTGTAGTCGTCGCCAGCCACACCCAACCGCATCAGGCTATCAATCACGAACTGGTCGCAGCCATACCGGGAGCGGGCATAGGAGAATATCTTCAGCATCTCCTCCAGCTTCTGCTTGCCGGTCAACTCATAAACCATCAATCCCTCAGAGGCCCAACGCAGGGCGGCGGTGATGGCGGTCTCGGTGGGCCCCGCTGTACCCACAATCAACTTGGTCATGCGCTTGAGCGTTTGCGCCGGGTGCATTTCGAGACTGGAAAGACAGATGCGGGAGCCTTGCCTGATCCAGTCAACGATACAATCGGACAGGATTTGAGTCTTACCGGCTCCACTATCGCCGGTCCAAACAGACACCTCGGCAGGACGGAATAGGAGTTTGTTTCCCAGCTTCCCGTAGGGAGTTGCGTAGCCCACATGGTCGCCGTCCTTGGGCCAGAACAGGGATATGACCTTGCTGACAAAGTCTTCAGGCTTCCGTAGCCCACTGACCTCGTACCACTCGGCATTCTCCAGGGCCGCATCCATCGATGCTTTCGGAACACCATTGACCAGACACTCGTTGGCGTCCTTCTCTGGTAGCTTAACCCGCAAGCACCTGTGGCGACCAAGCCTGTTGGCAATCTCTGTGGCGGCCTCCTCCCCCGGCCCGTCCATGTCCAGCGCAAGATAAATGCGCTCAAACCTGTCCATTCGGTCATATTCTGACTCGATCCACTTCTGCTTACCACCGCCCCCTCCTCCAAAAGGAACAGACATGGCGGGATGACCGTAGGACGCCCAGGACAGAGCGTCGATCTCTCCCTCAGTCAGAACGATAGACCGTGCCTTGTCAGGGATCGCCTGCCACCCAAACAGGACAGCCTCGCACTCTGCCTGCGTAGGGATAGGCTTGGCCCCATCCTCCGGCGCTCTCCGCTTCGCCAGAGCCAACGTGCCATCCGGCAGGAGGAACGGGAAGATGATGTTTCCGTTCTCCTCCTCTCCTATCTTGTAGGAGGTCAGTACATCCCTATCGAGATTACGATCCTCGGTCAGGTAGGCAAAGGCGCGAGCCTCTGGCGGGTGACACTTGGGCTTCTCCGGCCTCTTAAACTCAGGGCGCGGAGGCCGCATCAGTGTCGGCCTCTCGACGCCAAGGTATGTCCTGATCTGCACCAGGGCCTCTGAGATGGGAACACCCTTCGCCGCCATCCACAGGTCGATCAGGTCGCCACTCTCGCCGGTTCCAAAGTCGGACCAGATGCCCGCCTTCTGTCCCGTCAGGTGGACACCCAGAGACTTGCCCGCCTCGCCATTAGTGGAGCCAGCCCGCCACTCATGGCCGTCCTTGCGACCACCGGGCAGTAGATGCTCTGCGATGCTCTGCGCCTTGGCGGCCAGCAGCCGCTTTATCTCTGTGATGTCTGACAATAGCTATACCTCTACGCCTGACCAATTATCCTTCGGCTTTGTCCACTCCGGCGTTCGTGTCTCGTCCAGATATGCAGTGATGTAGGCAGAGGGATCGGACACGGCGCGTATCTCGCATTGCTCTATAGCCTTGAGAACCTTCTCGTCCCCGGCCTTCTTACGCCACTTGCCCAGCAGGCTCCTAGCACTTCTGTCGTTCACGCCTGCGGCCTTGAGTATTACCAGACCGCGCCCGAATATCTCCCCGGCAATCGTAGGCTCGCCCTCTAGGCTCTCTATGGCAAACTCGATCAGGTGCAGGGCCTCATCTGTACGACCGGCATGCATACACTCAAGGGCATACCGGAGGCGACCGGCTATCGTCTTCATGCCTTCTCCACACAGACCATGCAGTCATCTTCCTGCCGGGTCTTGGTAATGATTATGGACTGCACGTTCTTGTCGTCGTCAATCTTCTTGCTCTCAACCAGAGCGTCCAGCAGCGGCTTGATCCGATTGTCCAGATCGCCCCGCATCTTTGCGGGCAGGATGATGCGGATGGATATATGCCCCTCGATCCGCTTCTCTCGCAGTGTCTGCGCTTGGATCATCGCGACGGCGGCGGTGCGCCACAGCGAGTACTCCTTGGTCTTGACCCGCCCCCTACCCGGCACGTTGAAGTACATGGTATTGACGGACGGTGGGACGGGAAGAATAATCTTCACCGCATCCACCACTTCGCCTTGAAGCGTTCCCATAAGGTAGGCACCGGCTCCTCACGCTGCCAATGCACCTCTGCCTGCGTCTCGTGCATGGCATCCCGCATATCCATGTACTTCTGGAATTCCCGGCCATCGTCATAGCCCATGTTGTAGGAATCCCACTGGATTTCCTGCACCTGTTTTGAAGAGAAGGACTTCGTGGCCTTCCTGATCTTCTTCTGTGTCGTAGCACCTTGGCGAGCGGGCTTCATGTAAACTTCTCCAAAATTTTCCCATTGAGGCGCGGCACAACTTCCATCAGCGGTTGGAACTCAGGCCGCCTGGACCATATAGCTGGGCATTGCTGGGCGTCCCAGCGGATCGCCATTTTAAGTGCTGAATTGTGTGGTAGGTGATGGTTGCGGGCAATATCGGTGCTATCGACGCTCGCAAACGGATAGTGCGAGCCGGCCATCGCCATACCGCGCAGCATATGTAGCCAGACCGGCACCGGGCCGCCGGGGCATAGGGCGTTCATGGCCTCGACCATGCGTCGATGCCACGCCTCTGAGCCGACAACTTGATACGCGCCGGAACTACCGACGCACACGCGAGGCCAGACTGACGCGAGGCGCAGAAGCCGGTCTATGCTTTCGTCCGCGTGCCACACCGGAGCGCCACGATCCCCGTGAGGCCATTCCAGCAGCAGGGCATCGTTAGCCTCCTCGCCGCCGTCGATCACGTCAGGAATGACGGCCCAAGTCGTGGGATATGCCAACCATTCCTCGGTCCAGCGATAATAGCCATCCCAGTCAACCGGGCGTCCAGCCGTCCATGCCGAAAAAGCACCGTTGTCGAGCATCACGCTCTGACCAATCATGTGGCAGTGTTTTACATCGTTGCGCGCGGCGTAGCTGATGCAAAAATGCCGCCCAGCCAGCGTGTCCAGAACGGCGCGAGGAGTAATGGGTGTGCCGTGATAGTGTATGGTCATATCCGACTTCCTTGGCCGCGCATAGGCCAGCCCTCTTTTTTAATCAAACGATAGAGTGACTTAAAGCATATGCCAAATCGCTCGCGGATTTGTGTGGTCGTTACTTCACGGTCGAGATATGCACGGCGGATACGTTCGATTCGTGGATTAATCATCAGATCACCTTGCGTCGAAGAAAAGAAAGAACGGCCACGGCAGCGAGGACAGCCCACACTTTACCAACGATTTGTCCTTCCAGATATTTGAAATTGCCAAACGCCAGCCACAGGAACAGGACGCTATCCACGATCAGGCCTACAATGCTGCTGGCAACTACCGCCTTGATAAACCCACGCTTTTGCAGGGGTGTGTAGACCGCGAAGTCAGCCAACTCGGAAAGCAGGAAGGCAGCGGCAGAGGCAATGACCAGCGCAGGCGGGGCAATAGCGCCCGACAGAGCGGCACCAGCGACGATGGCGGCAACAGCTACCCATCGGCCAAGGTCACGCTGCACAAGGTCACGAAGCACCAAGGCGATGCCCACCAACAGAACGCCTGATGGCGCATCAAAACCAAATCCCACAGGGATCAGGCATGGCCCATTCGGTATGCACTTCGTGCCGACGTTGCCGATCATCCAGTTTGCGACAGGGACGCAGGCAATAAACGCCGCCAGCCAAATCCACTTCTTCATTTTACTCCTCCT